TTTTTGAACTGATAGAATATTTAACAGATTCTCCAAATTTCTTATTATCTTCTTCAGTAACTTTAGTACCATTCTTTATTTTTTGTCCTAATAAAAATTTACCTAAATCTTCTGGTACATCTAATACATTAATACTCGTTTTTGAACAAACTAATGATGCTAAATCTGTCGGTAAACCCATTTTAATAAGAATTGGAATTTATTAATATCAGGCATTTGTGGATTTAATTCGATGAAGCTTTTTAATAATTCACCAATATCATTATACTTTTCAATAGTATCAGCTGGAATTTGAATTGCTTCATTTAAACCAACATCAACTGTCATTTTAGTTACATCATAACCGCCGTGCGCTAAAATGTTTTCAATTAATGTCATCATACCTGTTAAAAAGGCTTGTTTTAATGGAATCAAAAAGCGCTTTAATTTTAAATCTTGTGCTTCTAAGGCTTGTGCTGTAGTAATTGTATCATCACCAACCAAATAACCCTTAGGCAATGCTGAACTACGTAAAATTTTATCTAAGAAATATTCAACATCATCTGTTGATCCTAAATCTATTTTAGCTTCTAGTGAATCAACTGTAACTTTTTTACCATCGTGTGATTCTGGTAATGTTAAAATAGACATTGCTCCAGGTAATTTACGACCAGCTTTTGCGGCACCGTAATCTGTAAAGATTGAATTTAAATATTGATTTCTAAATTCATTTAAGAAACCATATGCATCAATCATATTAATACCATTTGGAAGAGGTACTGTAAAGACTAATCTTTGAATATTACTTGCGCGAGAAATACCCAACAAAGCTTCAAGAGTTGTTAATTGATCATATGCAGATCTCATTGACCATAACATAGATTTACCGTAAGGTTCTGTCAATTCATCATCAATTTTAAAATGAACGAATTGCCAGGGCTGCCATGTTTTATTATCTAAAGAATTTCGCGTATTAAGATTAACATATGCTCTTTCTTGCATTGTTTCATAATTAATGGGATTCATAAATTCATCTACATTAACTTTGAAATATTTTGGATTTACAAATGATATTAATAGATCCTCTACTACATCTAATTGTTTAAACTCTACACTTTCTGGATCATTTATCCAATTTTCAAGATAAGGATATTGCAAAACTAAACCCAAATTACCATATTTTGCAATTGCTCTAACAATACTCGGTAATCTTTGAAATATTTTATTCTTATATAAAACTTTTTCAACAAAATCTTGAGCATTTGAATTTGAAATATGAATCTTTAATGGATCATCAACAAAACCTTGTGATAATACTTCAGCTGTATATGTATCTAAAATCATACTTATTTCAGCCATATTTTCATCCATAGAATCAAATACAGCATAAGCAGCTTTTAATGTATCATAATTCTTATCAAATAAAGTATATGTATTTAAAAAATCATCATATAATTGTAAAGCTTCAGCTTTCGTATATTTAAAAGAAGAAGGAATAGAAACATATTCACCCGATTTTACTTGTCCTATTGTAAAACCATGTTTTTTAGCAAGATTTTTTAATACTTGGAAAGAAATACCTGGCTCTGCAACAAACAAAGTCTTGTTCTCTGGATCATAAGAAGTATTTTCAACAATTCGTTTTGCTAAATTCTTAATATTTATATTAGCCATTATTTAACCCCTATTCCTCAAAACTCAATGAAATATATACATCAAATTTATTATTTGTAAGTTTATCATAACACATTATTTTACCAGATTTATATACTAATACAATAAAACCAATTGAATAATTTTCAGATAGTACTTGCTCTATTGGTTTTAAAATTTGTATTCCTTCTGTAGCTGAGCATTCAAAATCAACCCATTTATTATAAATAAGACGCCCGGAGATAAAATTAAGTACTGGATATTCTTCTTGCCATTCATCAATCAATTGTGTTTCAATTACTGTACCAGAAGCAGTATCTTTTATTGATTGTATTTCTAAAACATCGCCTCTAGAAAAAGGTTTATCACAAATAATACGAATACATTTGCCTCTTAACCAAAATTCATAGCTATTTTTGTTATCAAGTGCGGATTTAGATGATGCATAATATGAAATACATCTTACAGGTAAGTTAAAATTAGATTCAAGAATAGTTGCCATAATAATTATCCATTCAATGCTTGTCTTACTTTAATTTCACCATCTGCATTTACAGTGGCTGTTACTTTTTTAGATTCATTAACTTTTTGTATTAGTTCTTCATCAGTTAATTCATCACAGCTTTCATCAAGTTCTTCTTCAAGAACTTTTTTTGTAGATTCAGCCATTAAAATTTTGCTGTCTTCTGCCATAATTTTCTCCTTTTTATCTATTACTTAATCTCAATTGAATTGCATTTGGATTTAATACCATTGTTTCATTAGCTAAAACGCTTTCCGGAGGCATTAATGGAAGTACAGCTACCAATTCATAAGTATAATTACCTGCTGTTGTACCATCAAAGCGATAATATAATCCAATATAATTAATTGTTTCCCCGATACCTGTCCAATCTTGTGTAGCTTTTGGCCATTTAATAGCATTTGTATTACGAATAATTCCATTTGCTGGTTCGCTAAAGATACAAGGAGCTGGAACAATTGTAAACCCTTTACTTACAGGTTCTTTTGTGAATTCAAAAGCTTCTTCATCAAAATTAATACCCAAACCAACATAGATATCTGTTGAAGCATAATTTTCAGTTGGTGTACCAAAAGTATCATCTAAAATCGTACCTGTTAATTTTGGTGAAATCATAAAACGAGCAACCATATCTTTACTCCTTATAAATCTGTTAGGCTTAATTGAATTGTATCTGGTGCTAAAACAATTGTTTCGCCTTTAATAATACTTTCATACTTTGGTAAGGGTAATACAACAAGAGGTGTGACATTTTCATAATCTTGTGTATTAAAAATACCAATCATTTCTATTTTGTGTGTAGCATCAGTCCAATCTTCTGAAGCTGTTGTAAAAACAATTTCATTTGAGTTCGTAATAACTCCATCATTTGATTTTCCAAAAATAACACGAGCTCTTTGATAATTTCCTAAAGGTTGACCTGCAAATACTTCATTAAAAGTTTCCATATTTACATCTGAACCTTCTTGTGTTAATCCTAAACCAACATATAACTCATTATAATTTGTATTAGGTTTTCCATTACCAAAATAACGAGTTAAGATATCATTTAAATATATTGTTTGTAAACCAAATTTTGCCATAGTATATTCCTTTTTAATTTAGAACTGATATTGGAACTTTCTTTGCAGAAATAACTGTATTTATCATATAAGGTGTTAAATATTTCGGATTACTAATAGTAGGTGTTTCAACTGTTTCATTATACAAATTACCTTTATATGGTGAACAAGCTAACTTTATGGTTGCGGGAAAATCTTCATTCTTTGCAACTTGAATATCAATTGAACCTGTTTCACTAAAGATAGTATAACCTTCTGTTAGATTTAATGTAAATCCTTCAATTGAACCAATCATAGGATTTGTTTCAGTAACAGTTAAAGTTAATCTTTCGGACTCACTACCTTCTTTTTCTTTTACAATCACAATAGGATTACCCTCTTGATCAGATAACTCAAAAGTATCTCCTACTAAGAAACCAACACCTCCATTTAAAATATTAACAGGTCGTGTATCATAATACATAAGAATTGATAAATTCTCTGCATAATCTGGATACAATTCTGGAGTTTCTTGAATAACATCTTTAACTATTACTTTAATGCCATCTTTTAACATACGATGTGCATAAAACCAAATTATACCTTGAGCTTTAAGTTTATTATATAATTCAAGCTCTTGCATGATATAATTAAACCAAATCGTACCTTTAGACAATTCTTCTGTATTAAAGCTACCTTGACGAGCTGGTACACAATTTGCAATGCGTGAATAGGTTTTACTACCACTCAATTGTTTCATTTGTGTTCCTAATACTTCCCATTCACGTGAAATTTGTTCTTCTCTAGAATTATACTCTGTAAAAATAATACGTGAATTTTTCGGAAGATGTAATTTAGATGGTATTATAACTTCTAATGGAAAAATAGCATCTGTACCATCAGCAGCCATCCCATTCTCATTAACATTTTGACGATATTCTTTAAATAACGGAATTACTACTTCTGTTGTATCATACCAGATAATATCAACAAAATTAGAAAATTCATCAACGTTGTTTTCATTCAAATCAAATGTATCATCTGAATATGAAGGAATACGAATAAGCACCTTAATACCATAATTACTAAAAAGAGCTTCATCTCTAATAGCTGCATGATATTCTGGTTGTTGTGTAATATATGAATCTCTAAGATTAAAATTAGAGAAATCTGTTTCTTTTAAACGAGAATTAGTTTTTACCATATCTTTACCAAAATTCTAGTATATTTCATATTTGTTTATTAGAACTTGTTTAATTTTAAGGTAAACTTTTAAAATAACTCGTCAATTATTAAAAATTAGGTCCCCGCATTTCTGCAGAGACCTACACCCTCCGAAGGCAAGTCTTTTTTACATTAATCCACCTGGCATCATATTAAGTGATAAACCCTTTTCTTCAACTGGATCTGTTGTAATTATAACATTTGATGTTAATGTTACAGCCGCAATAGAAGAAGCTGCATAAATAGTACCTTTAATCACTTTTGTTGGATCAATAATACCATCTTCTAATAGATTAACGATTTTAAGACTTCTAGCATTATAACCAATATTAAAATCTTTTTTATCTAATACATCTTTTGTAATTAAATCTACCGGTAATCCAGCATTTTCAATAATAGCTTTAAATGGAGCCTTTAGAGCATTTGCAAAAATCTTAATACCAAGAGATTCATCAATTGTATCTGCTTTAACATCTTCTTCAACTTTTTCAGATAAGTGTAAAAGCATATTTCCCGCACCAGGTAAATAACCATCTTCTAGTGCTGCTTTAACAGCCCAAGATGCATCATCAATACGATCTTTATATTCACGAATTTCTTCTTCCGAAGATCCACCAACACGAATAACAGCAATACCAGTAGACAAAGCTGCTAAGCGTTTACCGAGTTGTTCTCTTTCAAAAGTTTCTTTTACCGGTGTATTTTCAATTAATCCTTCAATAGCTTTAATACGTTCCTTAATTTTTTCAAGATCTCCATTTCCACCACGAATAACTGTTTCATCTTTTTTAATAATAATTTTTTCACATGAACCAAAATCTGCGGCAGAAAAAGCTTCTAATTTAGAACCAAGCGGATCATTTGCAACATTTGCACCTAAATAGATACCCATATCGCGTAAAAGATCTAAACGCCTTTCACCATACCCTGGTGCTTCAATACAAGCTATTTTAAGTTGACCTTGAGTACGTAAAATATTTACAGCCAAAGCTTGAGTAACACTACTATCAAAACTTTCAGCAATTATAACAACAGGTTGACCGGAACTTGCAATTGGTTGAATTAAATTAGCTAAAGTTGTAAAATTTGAAATCTTTGATTCACACAATAAAATTTTAGGATTATCAAATTCAACAGACTGATCTGTATGATTAGTTACAAAAAATTGAGAAGTCCAACCTTTATTAAAAGTCATACCTTCTTTAAAATCTAATGTAATATCACGATCTTTCGTTTCTTCAACTAATACTACTCCCGCTTTACCGACTTTTCTATAAGCATCCGCTACAACTTTACCAATTTTTTCATCACCATTTGCAGAAACCATTGCAATATTTATAAGATCCTTTTCATCTTTTACTGCAATTTTATTTTCATCAAGTTTTTGAATAACATAATCGCGTACCTTTTCAATACCATTACGTAAAGCTGTACGATTTACTTCTGTTTCACTTAATTCAATTTGACGAATACCTGTATTTACAAGAGCTTGAGCTAAAACAGTAGCTGTTGTTGTTCCATCACCAACAGAATCAAGTTGTTTTTGAGCAACACTTATTGCTAAATCTGCCCCTAATTTGACTTTTTCATCTTTTGGTTGAACTTCTTTAGCAACTGTAACACCATCTTTTGTAATGAGTGGAGTTTTATCTTCTCTTGCAATTACAACAGTTGTACCAGCTGGACCTAATGTACTTTTAACTGCAGTGGCAACAAGATTTAATCCTTGTACTAATGCATTTTGAGCATCTTTATTAAAATATGCAGATTTACTCATAAAATCTCTCCTTTTTAATTTTTTAAATTATTTATCTTTTATTTCAGCATCAACTTCTTTTGCAACAATGTCATACATAAGTACACGAATTAATTGCATACCATTAAAAGTAACTTTTGTTCCAGAAACTTTAGGAAAAGCAACTTTATCCCCAATAGCTACATTAGCAGGTACAAATGATCCTTTATCGAAATAACCTTCTGCACAAGAAATAACTTCACCAAAAGTAAAATCTACATCCAAACTATCTGGTACTACCCAATCACCAACCATAGTCTGTTGTTCAATTTCTTTTACAAATACATTAGCTCCTAGAGCTGCATACATTTTACTCACTCACTTCTCCTGAAAAATGTGCCTTTATATTATCATAACCTTGAATAACTGTACCATTATCTAAAACTAAAGATGGAAGAGCTTTTACACCAGCTGTTTGGGCTTCTAAAACATTATCTTCTGCAACAACTTGATCAACTTCAATTTCATGGTCAATTAACCACTTTTTTGTCATTTTGCATGGAATACAATTTTTACCAACAAACAATTTCATAATAATGCTCCTTATAAACCTAAAAATTTTAATGCCTTGCTAAACAAATTATTAGACTTTTTCTTTTTAACTTGTTTAACTACCACTTCTTTAGAATTATCAATAGGCTTCTTTTCTACTGATTTATTTTGTTTTTTAACAATCTTTTTTTCTGTTTCTACTTTTTTCTTTACCATTTTAGTTTCCTTTCACTTAAATGTAATTTTATAGAACATCTAATATTATCTCTATAGAAAAATTAATTGAGCCGTATTATTACTGTGTATAATCGCATGAGCGTGCGCCCAACAAGTCATACCTTTTTGATTATAATTTAAAATTAATTTTGAGCTAGTTCCAACAACAATGGTTTTTTCCCATATTTCTGGACTATGTGTATGACCTATAATACTATTTATAAAAGTTTTACTATATTGCTTAGCAGAACCTTTTGAACCAGAAATACCAGAATCACCATGCTCACCAACTTCAAAACCATTAATTTTACAATTAGCATTATAAGGTAATTCTTTTACATTTTTAGGTAAAAATTCCGTCAAAATAGTTTTATTTTCTAAATATTCACTAAAAAGATGTGCACCTATTTTTGCATTTTTAGAATCTTTAGCAAAATCTCCTGTATTTAACCATTTTTCAACGAACAGATCATGATTAGATTTAACAATTAAAAAAGTAGTATCGTCATAACCTTTTATAAAATTCATTAATTTATTAATAACAGCTTTTCTTTCAATTTCCAAGCTTTGTGTATTTGGATCATTATTAAGTTGTTTATCTAAATATTTGTTATATTCATGATGTGCAATACTTCTCCAAGAAGCTAAATCATGAATAACTACTGTTTTTGGAGCAAGATCGGTAATCATTAATTGTGTTTGCTCTAAAATTTCAGGATCTTCTTCTGGCAAATGTAAATCACCTAATACTAAAGCTTCTATCTTTTCAGATTTAATATCATCTGGAAAATATTTTAAATCTAAATCACAAATACAACCATTTTTATAAACAAGATGCCTTATTACATATCTTGAATAAATATCATCCCATTCTAATAATATTGCACCATATGTATGATTTAGATTATCTACACTACCAGGTACTGTTTCTTTGTAATCAATATTTGATAGTGTACCTGTCGTACAAGCAACTCTATATGGTTCATATTGTTTATAAGGTAATACCTTTAAATATTGTTTAGCACATCCCAAAATAATTGTTTTGTATGAAGTTGATATTTTATCAATATTTAACAATGGATTTTTTTGAGTTGCCGGAATAAGATAATCTTTTACAATACAATATGGATCCTTTTCAAATGTAAATTCAGTAGCAAAATATGGTTCAAGAAGATCATATGTTTCTTGATCAAACAATTCTTTTTTATCTATTTTTTTACCCCATAAGATACCAAATTCAGCCTTATTAAAATGACAATACGTTTGTAGAGTATCAAAAAATTCTTTATTTATAGAAGTTCCATCATAAACAGTTGTAATTACAACTTTATTAACTTTTTTATCAAATTCTTTTGAAGATACACATCTACCAATAGAAGATTTACCTGTACAAGCATGCCTAAAAGCAGTCCAACTACCAAATACTTTTTCTACTAATCCAGAATGAAATTTTGGATCACTATTACGATATTCTTCTCTAGAAAGTAATTTTCCTTTTTCTTTACATAAAGCATTAAAACTTTCTATTATATCTTCTTTTATACTCATTTTGTACCCTTCTTTTTAGCTTTAACTTTAGCTGCTGATTTTAATTTTGCTGTTTCTTTTTCTTTATTTTTTTGCTCTTTTACAAAAGATGGAAAGCCTCTATCAAATTCATCTCTTTTTTCATCATAAAAAATCTTTTGCACTAATTCATCTTCTATAATAACATCTGCTAATCCGTGCTTTACACAATCTTCGGCATTTAAATATCCACGTTCATCACTTTGCAATTTTAAAAGCATATCTCTAGATAATTTTTTATGACAAGCGTCTAAATATAAATTAATCATACTTTCAGCATATTCTTTATTTTGACGATATATTTTTTCAATTTCGCTATGTTTTGTTGTAACATCAAATACTGAACCAAAATGAACAAAATGCTTAGCTTGTTTACTCATAAAACGCTTATCACCTTGAATAGCTAACATTGAAGCAGCACTACCTGCATATCCAAAAACCATCGTTACTATTTCAATATCGTATAATTTAGCTAAATTTATAAGGCCTATGATATTCATAGCTGTATAAACTTCTCCACCGGGACTATTTATAATAAAAAGTAATTTTTTACCTCTATTACTCTCATTAAATACAAAATCTGTTATATCACCAATAAGATATGCACAATTAACAGATGTAATCTCATCTAAAATAAAAACTTTATTATTATACATATAATTTCTAGATGAGCCTTGTCCAATAGAATCATTATTTCCAGTCCACATAGTAGATATTTCCTTCCTTTTTTAATCTATTTACTTACAAGAACTACGAATAAAAATTACAATTCAAATAAATATTTCCAATTCTAATTTCTGGTGTTCTAAAATATAAACTTATAGGTTTATTGTTGTATCTTCTTTTAAAACAGGGATAAAAATGTCAAAAGTATTTAATTTAAAATCAAAATTCTTAAATTCATTAAATAAAACATTACAAGACTTAACTATGAAAGAGTCAATTACTATTTTAAAGTCTCCTATTATGGAAGCCGATGGTAATTTTACATCTGTAGTACAAACAGTTAATAATGATTTAGAT